TGGATGTGACATGGGGCGCCCAGCAGTTCACGGCCATCACCCTGTTTGCAGTAGTTCAGCCGACTGGTGCTGGTGGCGGCAGCCTCGGTCGCATATACAGCAGAGACGGCTCAGGCACTTTCCTCAATCGGGCAAACGCCAGCAATGCGTTTTCTTGGAGCATGCCGTGGACGAGTGCAACCGGCAATGGCTCGCAACGGACGGCCGATGGTTCTGCAAGCCTGAACGCATGGTACTTGCTGTCGTTTCGGTACACAGGAGGCGCAGACGTAAATGCTGATGTGTTTCTGGGTGTGAATCGCTCTCTTAGCACTGCGGCCCTGGCCGGGACACGTGATACTTCGTCTACGTCGCAATCCAGCACGCTAAACATTGGAAACCGCACCTTGGCTGACGGCTACGACCGTGGATGGCAGGGGCATATTGGTGAACTGTTGATCTACACGGCCAACTTGACAGCGGCAAATGTGAGCTCAGTCGAATCGTATCTGGCCGCCAAGTGGGGCTTCTAATGCAACGGTTTTTCCGCACGGCCGACGCAGTTCTTTACGACGCAGTCAGGCTGCATCTGGATGCCGCTTGGGGCCACCCGAACAGCCAGACAGTGACGTGCATAGTACCTGCGTCAGATGCGCCTCAAGACGACTCTGGGCGGATCCTGCTTGCTGTGCGTGATGAGTTTGCATCTTGGGAGCCTGCGGCCACGCTCTTGCCGCAACTGCTGTCCAGCGGCCAAGCCGAAGAAATAACTGCGTCTGACTATCAAGCGGCATTGGCGTCGAATCCCGACTGACCGAAAAAAGATTAGCTAGGTTGGTGCTGGCCAGCGCACAGCCCGCCTAACTGCAAGACGTACGGCACAGAGCCATACCCTGAGACTCAGGCCACGATGCGGGCCAGACCCGAGCCACGGAGATAGACCATGTCCCATGTGAAGATCAAGCGGTACGAGCGTGACGTGAGCATCGTGCTGCACAGCACGACCACGCTGGCCACCACGCTCAGGCTGGACGATATGGCTGGTGGTGTGGTGTCGCTTGGTACCATGAGCACCAACAGTGCCACGCTCCAGATGTGGGGTGGCACCAGTGTCGATGGTGCGTTCCGTCGCATGTACGGGGCAGACGGCTCGGCGGCCGACATCACGCTGGCCCCCTCGAGCACGGACGGCAGGATCTACGCTCTGCCTGATGCAGTGTTCGCCGTGTCGTTCTTGAAGATCGTCTCGGCCACCACGAACAGCACAGGCACTCTCGGCATCGTGTCGCTGAAGTCGTAATGCCCCAACGCATCCCATGCCACAGGCCGCTGCGTCTGCGTGCGTCACGCCCACAGCGAGACGAAAGCAACAGGCCAAACGCGGCAGCCCGTGGCTATTGCTCAGTGGCTCACAAGAAGTGGCGGCAGGCCGTGCTCACCCGGGATGCGTGGCAGTGCCAGCATTGCGGGCGGGTGGCCCAGCGTATGGCGCAGGCCGACCACATAGTTCCTATCAGCAAAGGTGGAGCCAGGTACGACGTGGCGAACGGACAGACGCTTTGCATTAAGTGCCATGGCAGGAAGACCAGAGAAGAGCAGCAGCGCGAGTGGTCAGGTAAGCACGCAGCCACGACGGCCAAGCAAACAGAAACCATTCCTGTCGCCTGCCAAACTGGCGGAAGGCAGGGTGGGTGAAATCACCCCAAGTTACCACGATAAAAACCCCGGTCGCCTGTTCCATGTGCGCAGTCGCAAGTTTCCGCTAGGGGGTAGGTCATGGGCCGTCGCGGACCCAAGCCAGAGCCAACGCCGCTGAAAATCGTTCGGGGCAATCCCGGCCGCCGGCGCCTGAACAAGTCTGAGCCGCAGCCGCCAGCCGATGGCGTCGTGATGCCGACGCACCTCGGCGAAGTTGCTTCCAGCAAGTGGGCCGAGCTGCTGCCGCTGCTCCAGGCCGTCAAGGTGATGACTCGTGCCGACGTAGAAGCGTTGGCTAGGTACTGCGACACCTACGAGTGGTGGCTTGCCACCCGTGCCAAACTCAAGAAAGAGGGCGACACGTACCCGATTCTCAACGACAAGGGCGACGTAAAGTACATCGCACAGCGTCCCGAAGTCTCGATAGCCAACAAGTTAGCGGCCCAACTTCGGCAGTTAGAGAGCGACTTTGGCCTGTCGCCAGCGGCCAGAACGAGCCTCAAGGTTGAGCCGGATGCCAAGGAAGAAAGCGTCCTGTCCAAGTTCCTTGCCCGCCGCCAGAAGGCGTGAGTGGGTAGAGGGCTTTTCGTACGACCCGACGGATCCCGATCTCGTCATCGACTTCCTTCAGAGCGTCTGCGTCCACACGAAGGACGGGGCGACGGCCAAGGCTGGCGATCCGATCCAGCTGCTGGACTGGCACAAGGACGAAGTCATCCGGCCGCTCTACGGATGGAAGGACAAGGACGGCCGCCGGCGGTATCGGGTGGCCTACTTCGAGGTTCCCAAGAAGAATGCCAAGAGCACGTTGCTCTCGTGCCTATCCATCTGGCATCTGGTCATGGAAGGCGTCGGCGAACTGGGGTGCATCGCCGCCAAGGATCGCAACCAGGCGGGAATCATCTACGACGAAACTGCCAAGATGATTCTCGGGTCGCCGGAACTGCGTGGCCTGCTCGAGGTGATCGACAGTCGCAAGACGATTGTGAACCGCAGCAACAACAGCAGCCTGCGTGTCATCTCTCGTGATGCAGGATCGGCGGAAGGGCCGTCGTATTCGTTCGTGTTCTTTGACGAGCTGCACGCCCAGCCCGACCGAAAGCTGTGGGAGGCGTTGCGGTATTCGGGGCGATCACGGCCGCAGCCGCTCATCTGCACCATCACGACGGCCGGCAGCGACCGGCAATCTATTTGCTGGGAGCAGCACGAGTACGCCGAGCAGGTGATTGCGGATCCGGCGTACGACCCACGCTTCTACGGCAGAATATGGGCCGCTCAGAAGGACGTGGACGACTACTTCTCGCCGGCGGTCTGGCGGCGGTGCAACCCTGGCATGGGCGTCACCATGACCGAGGAGTCTTTTGCGGCCGACGCCATGGAGGCCCGCAACAAGGCCACGAAGCTCAATGGCTGGCTGCGTTACTCGCTGGGAATCTGGACAGAGACAAGCAACCGATTCCTAGACCCAGACAAGTGGGCCGCCTGTGCGTTGCCTCCGCCTGTGCCGCTGTCTGGCCGCCCCTGCATCCTCGGCATGGACTTGTCGAAGAGCACGGACTTGTCGGCCGTCACCGCCCTGTTTCCGCACGAGGATGGCACCTTCGACGTGGACTGCATGTTGTTCAGCCCACGGGATTTGATCATGGAGCGTGAGCGGACAGACCGCCAGCCGTTCCAGCATTGGGTGGATCAAGGTTGGATCACGGCGACCAGCGGCAACGTCATCGACCACGGCGTCATCCGAGAGTACGTGCTTGAGTACGCCAAGAAGCACCAAGTGGAGCGGGTGCTGATGGACATGTCAGGGGCCGTGCAGTTGGGCGTGGAACTGCAAGGAGCGGGGTTGGCCGTGGAATCATTTGGGCAGGGTTTCCGCTCGATGAGCAGCCCTACCAAGTTGCTGGAGAGCCTAGTGCTCCAGCAAAAGATTCGCCACCGAGGCAACCCAGTGCTGAGCTGGATGGCCGCAGGCGTGACGGTTGAGACAGGAGCGTTCGAGGACATACGGCCCGTCAAGAAGAAAAGCACCTGTCGCATTGACGGCATCGTGGCTCTCATCTTCGCCCTGGGCGGATGGGAGGCCAACAGCGTGCGAAAGGCCGCCGAACAGAACTGGGATATCATCACGCTATGAGCGAAACGGCCACCAACGACTACCGGATGCACGAGCTCCGTGGCATCGACTGGAGCGAGATGGGCGGTGGCCGCACGTCTTCGGGCATCCGGGTGAACGCTGACACGTCGATGGCCTGCTCGGCCTATACGGCGTGCATCCGTGTCATTTCGGATTCGGTGTCGTCTCTGCCGCTGCATCTGTACGAGCGGGTGGCTACGGGCGGCAAGCGTAAGGTGCCCGAGCACCCGCTGTATCGCCTGCTGCACACGCAGCCGAATCCGTGGCAGACGGCCCAAGAGTTTCGGGATTGGATGACCGGGCTCTACCTGCACTACGGGGCAAGCTACGCCGAGAAGCGGCCCGGCCCCCGTGGCACGGTGGGCGAGCTCTGGCCGCTGCACTCGTCACGGATGGAAGAGGAGCGGCTTGAGAACGGCCAGATTCGCTACCTCTACCGTGAGCCGGATGGCCGGCAGACGGTGTACCGCCAGGAGCAGATCTTCGCCCTGCGGTACACGACCAGCGACGGCATCCACCCGATCCCGACGTACCGGCTGTTCCAAAACGCCATCGGCCTGGCCCAGGCGTTGGAAGCCCACGGAGCAACGTACTTCGGCAACGGTGCTCGCCCTGGCATCGTGCTGGAGAGCGACAACCCGATCCCCGTCGAGGCGGCCGAGCGTCTGCGTGAGCAGTGGGAGCGAATGCACCGGGGGCCGGATCGTGCACACCGGACGGCTGTGCTGCCCAACGGCGTGAAGGCCCACGAGCTATCGCAGAGCAACGAGGCGGCCCAGTTCCTTGAGACTCGCCAGTACCAAGTCATCGAGATCTGCCGGGCGTTTCGTGTGCCGCCGCACATGATTCAGGATCTCACCCGCAGCACGTATTCGAACATCGAAGTGCAGGGCACCGAGTTCGTGCAGCACTGCCTGCTGCCGCACCTCAAGCGGTGGGAAGCGGCCATTGCCCGTGACCTGATCGACGACGACGAGACGTACTTTGCCGAGCACAACGTCAGCGGCCTGCTGCGTGGCGACCACGCGAGCCGCTCGGCCTACTACGTCTCGGCGATCCAAAACGGCTGGATGAGCATTAACGAAGTGCGTGAGATGGAGAACCTCAACCCGCTCGGCGTCGAGGGTGACAAGCACTTCATTCAGCTGAACATGACCACGCTGGACAAGGCCGGCGAGGAGCCGCCTGCACCGGAGCCGGTGGCCGAGCCGCCCGTGGTCGAAGCCGAGGACAGCCCGGCCGACGAGCTCGAGGACGACGCCGAAACAGAGGAGCAGACCGATGGAGATTGAACGCCGGGACTTCGCCTTTGAGGATGACAACGAGCTCGTGGTCGAAAGCCGTGCCGACGGCCGGGCCGCCATCGTGGGGTACGCCGCCGTGTACAACCGTCTGAGCCTCGACCTGGGCGGGTTCAAGGAAGAGATTCTGCCGGGTGCGTTTGACAAGATTCTCGGCCGCCAGCGTGGCAAGGGCGACGTGGTCGCACTGTTCAACCACGACAGCAACATCGTGCTGGGCCGCACGTCGTCTGGCACGCTGGAGTTGTCCAGCGACGACAAGGGCTTGCGGTACGTGGTGACGCCGCCCGTGAGCCGGGCCGACGTGCTGGAGCTCATCCAGCGGCGTGACGTGCGTGGCTCGTCGTTCGCCTTTACGGTGGACCCCAAGCACGAGTCATTCCGCACCGGCGAGGACGGCAAGGCCGTGCGGCAGATCCGAGAGGTTTCGGGCCTGTACGACGTTGGCCCGGTGCTGGTGCCGGCGTACCCGCAGACGAGTGCCGGCGTGGCCATGCGTTCTTACGAAGCGTGGCTTGCCAGCAAGAACGAGCCAGCGGCCCCGCCTGCTGTGCGTTCGGCCATGCGTGGCGTCGCCCAGGCGTGGGCCGCCATGCTGAGGCTCCGCAATGTCTGAGGCCCGCTGCACCTGCGGCGAGAAGTTGCGGTGCCGTTCTAGTCGTGCCTGCGGCGATGAACGGCAGCGGTATCTCCGTTGCCCACGGTGCGGTGCTCGTGCGGTGGCGTTTGTCAAAACAACAGTTTCTCAAATGAGGTTCTGCAAGAGGCCGGGTGCGTAGCGGCATTGTGGACTCCATCGGCAATCACGCCGCTGGAGATCACACATGGACCGCCTCTCGACTCTTCGCGCCGAAGCCAACGACGTTGCCGAGCGGATTGACTCGCTCACGGCCCTGCAGACCGACAACCAGGCTGATCTTGAGTCCCGTGATGCGGAGCTCACCGGCCTGACCGAGCGGGCTCAGAAGCTCGCCGCCTCGATCGACTTCGAGGTCAAGGTGGTCGAGTCGGCCAAGAATCTCCGCAGCGTGGCCGAGCGTTGCTCGCCGGCCCCCGAGGTGCGTGCGGTTGAGAATCGCATCGAGCCGGTGCGAGACGGCCGCAAGCTCAAGGCGTTCCGCTCGCACGAGACGGCGTACCGTTTCGGCATGTGGCTGCGTGCCAAGTTCGCCGGCGACGACAACGCCCGGCGGTGGTGTGCTGACCACGGCGTCGAGAGCCGCACGATGGTCGAAGGCGTCAACAGCACCGGTGGTTTCAGCGTGCCGGACGAGGTGTCGAACGAGATCATCCGCAACGTCGAAACCTTCGGCGTGGCCCCCACGGCCCTGCAGAACTTCTCGATGGCCAGCGACACGCTGATGATCCCGAAGCGGCTCACCGGCGTCACCGGCGCGTGGCTCGGCGAAGGCAGCGAGTTCACCTACAGCGACATGACCGGCACGCAGGTGCAGCTGGTCGCCCAGAAGTTCGGCGTGGCCACCAAGGTCAGCAACGAACTGTGGGCCGACGGCGTGGGCATCGCCGACCTGATCGCCACGGAGCACTCGCTGTCGGTGGCCAAGGCCCTCGACGAAGCGGTCTTCACGGGCACGGGCACGTCGGCCTTCGGTGGCCACCACGGCGTGGCGGTCAAGATCGACACCGCCCCGTACACGGCCAGCGTGGCGACGGCGGCCAGCGGCAACAACTCGTTCGAGACGCTCGACAAGGAAGACTTCCTTGCCGTGCTGGCGAAGACTCCGCGCTACGCCCTGCCGGGTGCCCGGTGGTACATCTCGCCGGCCGGCTACCACGCTGCGATGCAGCGGCTGGATCTCGGCCAGGGTGGCAACGCCAGCGTGGCACAGGGCTTCGGCCTCACCTTTTTGGGCTACCCTGTGACCCTAGTGCACGTTCTTAACAGCACGCTCGGTGCGGATGCGTCGAAGATCAAGGTGCTGTTCGGCGACATGGCCATGGCTGGTGCCCTCGGCCTGCGTCAGGGTTACGCCCTGCGTGTCAGCCAGGAGCGGCTGGTCGAGTATGACCAGACCCTTGTCACCGGCATCGTGCGTGCCAATGCGGTGTTCCACTCGCTCGGCTCGACGACCGAGGCGGGCCCGGTCATCGCGCTCAAGACGGCGTCCTGAACCTAGTTCCATCCACGGAGAACTGCTCCCATGATCCAGATTGCGGCAACGAAGACGGACGCCAAGGCGGCGGCGAGTGTGGCGGCTTCGGCCACCCACAGCCACGAGATCGACACCCTGGGCTTCGAGTACGTTTCCATCGACGTGGTGTACTCGCCGTTCACGGCGACCACCAGCAATGCGGCTCCGGTGCTCCGGCTGACGCAGCACGACGTGACCGGCACCGGCCAGACGAACATCAGCGGTTTCGTGGGCGGCACCGACTTCACGGTGGCGGCTGGCACCACGACCGGGGCGAACGTCGGCTACGTGGCTCGGTTCAACGTGGACATGCGTGGCAAGCGTCGCTTCCTGACGCTGTACACCTCGCCCGGCAACACCGTGGCGGTGAACAGCGTGGCCCGGCTGGGCCGTGCCGAGGAGGCTCCTTTCTCGGCGGCCACGAAGAACGTCGGCACGCTCGTCAGCGGCTGATCGCTTGACACATGCGGCACAGTGGACGGCTGGCAGGGCTCTACGCTCTGCCAGCCGTTTCCATTTGAGGGGCCACA